AACTTATGCTTTTTACTATGAGGTTGATATATTTTATATACTTCACCGTTTTTATCAAAGTAACCATAACAGCATTTGCTTCCAACTTGTAAGCTTTTATGCAAACCATTATCATCCTTGGCCATATTAAAATAATCAATTGGTTTTACATTATATTTAGTTAACATAGTTTTACCTATTCTAAACGATAACCAATACTTTTGATCTTCAATGGTCCAATTTCTATACTTTATATAATCTATCTTCCACTTTGCTTGTGGTTTAAATGATTGATCTATTGATCCGCCTGATTGTATAAAGTTGTTGTAGTCTTGAATTATTCTCCTGGTTGCTTGTGGATAACCTAAGTTAAATAGTAATCCAACTAAGTCAGCCTTGTTACCACCTTTACCTGTTGAGAAATCTTTAAATTTATATTGCATAATTGATTTATCAACATATATGCAGAAACTTGGTGTCTTCTCATTAGGATTAAATATAGATCTAATCTTAATATCTTGACCCGTAAGTTGCTCAGGTAAATCTAAATAATATTGAAATACCCAATAACTTGGTATTTCTGATTCTTCTAATTTTAAATTTTTAGTGCTGAACATAAACCAAAGATATTAAAAAGAAATGGGCCCAGCATAACACTGAGCCCAATCTTTAGGTTTATATTATAAATCAAAGTCACTACCTGTTGAAGATACAGGCTCAAAACTATTTGTTGGTGCTGACTCTTTCTTTACAAAGGGTCTAAAATGATTTGTATTATTTCTATCAAACGTTAGTAAGTTAGAAGACTCTGCATCAATTGCTTCCAATGGCATACCATCTCTACTTCTTTTAGGTAAGAATAGATCATTGTTAACATAACCTTCTTTGTTTTCCCACTCACGTGCACCTAAACAAGCATTGATGTAACCAGTTTCTGAACAAATCTTTGCAGCTTTAATCATAAAGTCTTCAATAGTATTTGCCTCAATAGCATCTAACTCAGTTCTTTTACCAACTACTTCAGATAAGAATACCATTGCTTTTAGAACTTCAGTATCACGACTAATCTCATTTCCATTATTTAATGTAGCATCTTTAAATGGATATGGAGAAAATCTTACTCTACCAACTTGGCCTGCATAGCGCTCACCATTAGGATTATTCATATCTTTTAAGAATCCATTAAATTCTCCTGTAACTGGCTCTGATTCTACATGCAATGTGATATTGTATGCTTCAGAGTCATAAGGTGTCTGATCAAATGTAATTGAGTTAATTTTCACTTTGTGATTTCCTGTTCCAATAACTGGTTTTGTCCCACCATTACCGGCAGACATGTCTTTAGTACTTAACATAATTTACTTTTTTATTAATTATTAATTATTGATTATACTTTTCAATACAATCTTTTACAAACTGCAGGTCATTTGGGATAAACTTATCCTCAAACATACCCATTGGTGATTTACATGTGTTCTCTCCTGAGTTTTGTGTTTCAAAACCATATTCAAGTTCACCATCATCATTTTTATTTACTTTACCAAATAATACTATAGAGAATAGTCCTTCTAATGTTAGAGTATTGTCAATCATTTTGCCAATAGTCTTAGCTTTAATTTTTCTATTCCCATTTATATCAGTTGAATCTTCTGAGTGAGTCAAAAAGATTACTGTTAAATCTTCTCTTAGATCTTTAGGTAACTTAGCAACCATGGCTAAATTTGCTGCAATCTGAGTAAATTTATCATATCCTTTTTCATTTGCTCTATCAAAATATTCAAAAGAACTCATATATTGCCAATCATCTACAACTAGATTAGTTATATGTGGCATTTTATCATTAACATGTTGTATAGCTTTAACTATACCTGCAGAAGAAGACGCTGAGGTTAAATTTCCATCTTTATTTTCTTTACTGATTTGTGTATACTTGCTTTTCCATCCTTGAAATGGAAGTGGTTTGTTAGCAATGTTTATAATGAAAGTCTCTTTAGGGTTTAATGTTCTGATTGAGGTAGACTTTCCTGTACCTGAATCTGCAATTACCAATACGCTGTTTGCCATATTACTTGTTTTTGATTATAGTTATTAATTCTTTTAATGTATTATTTAATTCATCTAGTTTATTTACTACAGGAATTAGGTCGGGAGCAGTGGAGGAAGGGAGCAGTTCATCTGGATTTGGTAAATCTGGATTAGCAAAATCTATGATTGCTTTACCTCTACTTGTTACATCATTAATAACTTTAAGTTCATTGACAGGTATTATGTGTCTGATAAAACCAGCACTTGATTGTATTAATTCATACTCATCTCTCCAATGTGGATTATGCTTATGCAAATATAACGTTCTCTTTGGATCCTCTGTATCATAATCTATAGATACAAACTCTGTGTATATATCTTCACCTTTCTCAAATTCACTGGGAAAGAAACTGATATGTAAATCATCTTTTCCAGATGGTCTATACGCCATCTTAGGTATATATAGAGAATTAATTATTCCCATTGTTTGGAAGTAATCCTCATGTTCTTCTCTGAGGGCTGCTACCTTTTGCTTTCTTTCTTGAGGTGTTAGTCCCATTCTTTTTTTATTATTTAAGTTTTTAGTATTTATCATCTGCGTTCTTGTTGTCCTGGTGTTAACATTTCTTCTATTTGCATTTGTTCAAACTTTGCTTTAAAGAATGACATACGTGCATCACCATTTCTGGCTTTTAAAAAATGTAGCACCAATGTTCTATCATTTTCTATTATATATCTATCAGGCCCATAGTATCTGATCTTCTGCTTAGCTGGCCGGTTAATACCAATCAACATATCTGCATGTTGTAACATTGCATCTGAGCCAAATATATCTGACTCAAGTATATAATTACCATACTTACCATCTATAGCTCTGTCTGGATTATCTATATTCCTATTTAGCTGTGATAAAGCTATAAATAAACATGGATAATCTCTTTTACATTGTGTAAAGAACTCACCTAATTCAAATAACATATCTAAACTACTATTCTGATAGGGTGCTCTCTTTACAAGCATTGTATGATCTAATGTTATAATAGTATTTACACCTTTATGTAAAGTCATATACTGATCAATTTGCTCACGCATTTGATTTACAGTCATAGGTGTACTAATTATATCAACCGGGTGCTTTACTCTTTCTTTTGCATACTGATGACATTTGTTTAATTCATTAGTACCTAATACAGATCCTGCACTACATAATTCTTTATATGTCTTGCCGGTTATAGAACTGAATTCTCTAATAGCTGATGTTCTACCAACCATCTCAAATTGAAATTCTAATACTCTAAATTTATCATTTGGATTTAATGCAAAAGACTCTCTTATAATTTGATCTTTAATTAATGTTTTACCTGAACCAGGTCTACCACCAATTACTGTCAATGTATTCCACTCTAATCCATCTGTAGCAGCATCATTAAACTTAGGCCAAGGTGTATATATAGATTTCTCTTCCCCTGTAGATCTCCTGTACATGTACTTAAGAGCTTCATTAAAGGCTGCATATTGCCCAACCCATGCTTCTGATGTTTTTTTCATACTACGTTTTCTTTAAAGTGTTCATCTTCTGTGCTTACTCCGTCAACTATCATATCACAATAATCAGCTAATCTAGAATGTTTAACTCTATGCTTATCTTGTTTAGATATAAAGTATTGACTTGTCTGCATATACAAGTAGTCTGCATCTCTATACTCATTCACATACATTCTGGTTGCTTTTATTATATCATCCCATGTATGATCATAAGTTTCAAAGAACCATCTAAAATTTTCTCCTAATGCTTTAACATTATTTCTTGCTGGATTACCGCTTGGTAGTTTCTTAGCAGGAAATATTTCTCTATAAGTATGGATCTTATCATTAAAGTCCTTACCCATGAGTTGTATATCAGTTTTCTTTTTAGCTTTAATAAAATAGTTATCTAGCTTTGCACAAAATGCTTTTGCATCTGGTGTCATTTTATAAAGACCATCCTCTAGAGTGAGCATGTTCATTTTTAATAAATATTCTTTGTCTTCAGATAATGAATTAGGTAATGATACGCCTTGCTTCATTCCAAATAGGATCAACGCTTGGTTTGGTGTTATCTTTACTTTCATTATCTTCTGAAATAGTTCCCACATATTTTTCTAAGTGTTTTAAAGTGTTATCATGAGCATCCATAACTTTTTTATCATTTGTAAAAAATCCATTTTCAATCATTGTACATGAATTGATGATGGTTGCATGGTTGCGTTTTAAAAATCTACCTATACTACTTTTAGTATGTCCTTCCTTGTGTGCCAAGTAAGACATTACCTGTACATATACAAGGTAATCTCTGAATCTAGTCCTATGCTGTAGATTTTTAACTCTACTAAATTTTGGTTCATTCTCATGTAGAGCTGCTAATGCACTGTCATGAAATATACCTAAAGGAATCCTTTTGTTTTTTTCTTGGGGGGTGTAAATATACAATTTTACTCCATAAGATGTATAAAAAGATTTTTTAAATTCAGCAATATCTTGCTTCTGGTTAAGTTCCTGGTTATTAGCCATTTATATTAAAATTTAAGGTTATCAAAGATAGTAAAATTTACCATTCTATACAAGGTATATCTTGCTTTTCTAACTCTTGGTTTACTTTATTAAAGACATCATTACAATCCCATTCACCACCTCTGTATGCTGCTGAAGCTGGATGTGTAACTTTATAAATTTTTTGATTATTAAGCATTGTTTCCCATGCTTCTGCTTTCTTACCCATAAGTATTACAGGTATGTTTTTCTTATGTCTATTTATATTTTCAAATATATATCTTGAAAATGGTTTCCATAAATCATAATGTGAGCCAATAGAGTTTACTTCACATGTAAATGCTGTATTAATAAGTAATACGCCTTGGTTAGCCCAACATCTTAAATCAGTGTGATCTGTACCAATTGCTTTGTTTATATATTGTAAAGACTTTTCTGCTTTACCTTTTCTGCTACAGCTAAAAGCTATACCATCCGCAACACCTAGCTGTGGATAAGGATCTTGACCTACTATTATACATTTAAGATCACTATAATTACATTCTTTAAAACCATTAAAGATGTCTTTAAATCTAGGTGTAAATCTTCTTTCTGCATTTACTAAGCTTACTAGTCTTTCAACTATAAGATCAAAGTCAAGACCATTTATAAAAGGAGTAAGCATAGGTGCCCATCCTGAGTCTTGTAGTTTATCATTTGCTGAATCTCTTAATTCATTTATGTCAATGTTAATTGGTATTTGTTTCATAATTAGTTAATTATTTGTATCTTTGATTAAAATCTATTTATTATGTCTGAGAAAAAAACTATTATAAGCTACGATGTTACTAAAAACATGGACTGTCAAATAAATCCAGCATTTATTAGCGGCTTACAGCAAATATACTATAGATATATTACTGAGTTTTATGATGATGTAGGAAATTTTGGTGAACTTATAAAAGACTTTAACCTATTGGTTACTAATCCTAAAGAAGCTAAAGCTAAGAATAGAATTTTTACACCTGTTGAGAGTGATATTTATACACTATATTCCCTTATAACATTACTTAAAGGATTTGCTGTTGAACAAGGTTTAGAAAGAACTGAAGAAACTGCTGTAGATAAAGAAGCATTTAAAAATGCTGCTGATAAAGCTATGAAAGATAGTAGCAATCCTATAGAGATACTAAATAATCTTACTAAAAACTTAGGAGAGCTATCTTAATTGCATTCCATTAAAGTCACCTATCTCTATACATGACTGTATTGCTAAGTTCAACTCATCTTTATCACAGTCTGCAAAAGATTTACAATACTCTTGTTTGTCTCTTACAAAACATAGCCCTGCGGATCTTTTCACTTGTATTTTGGCTTCTTCAAAGGTGTAACCAATTTCTTGTGCTATTTCTCTAATCATTGCATGTACACGTGCTAATTGTGGGTTACTACCCTTATCACCACTCACACCTACAAATATTTCTAATTTAGATCCTTCTTCAAGCTGCTCAAAGAACTTTCTATACTTAGTACCCATTGCTTTAATAGGGAAATGTAGTTGACCGTCTTTAACTGATGCTTTTATGTATAAATTATCTTTCATAAAGATATTATATTGTATAAACCAGTAACTGCTACGCTAGATAAAAATATTACTATCATCCAAAAGCAACCTTTATAAACTTTTTCCATTTGTTCAGGAGATCTTCCTTGATTGCTCCTGTACTGTCTAAATTTTTTTTGTTTCATTTTGTTTAATTTTTTTTAATGTTTCTAATAAAAGTATAGCAACATCCAGGTTCCTTTGTGAGGTCCCCGGATTTACTTCTACTTTATCTAATAAAGTTATAATATCCTCTACTAAATTAGCTTTCATGATATTCTAATACTTTTTCTTCTATATCTTCTTCTAATAAATGTTGTACATCTACGGTAACTTGATTACCGTTAGTATCCGTGTTAGTATACCAAACATGCTTTATATCTGCCGTTGGCCCATAACCCGGTGTCCCTGGATCTCCATTAGAATCATACCATTGGTCTGGTTCTCCTGGATCATAAGTATATTCTACTTCTACTGTTTCTCCTGTGTTAGTTATAAATTCCATCACAAAAATCTTAGTGCTCCTCCGTCAACATAAACAAACTCTTGTGCACACTCAGTACACTTGGCGTTTGATTCATTGCGTAACAAAGTTGGCATATTACAGTTAGGACAAGGAGTTTCTCCTTCTTCTATATATTCTTCAATTGCTTTTCTTGCGTAGCTATGTATCATTGCATCATGTGCACCACGATACTCTAGCTCTTCTTGTTGCTCAATAAAGAGCTCTTTCATTCTTCCCATAATTAATTTTTTAGTGGATTATAACGTTTTATTTTACTTGAGTCAAATGAACTAAGAGCTGACTCTACCCATTTCTCATCTTGTGTTCCTTTATAGCATAGTATATGGCATACAGCTGTCTCAGTTGGGTTAAGTCTTAATAACCTACCAATCCTTTGTGCTGTTTTCTTTTCATTACCATATGCATGCATAATAATACCTTGTTTTAGCTGAGGTATTGTAACACCTTCTGATAACTGTAACACACAGGATAACTTATTTATACGTCCATCTGAAAAGTATTCTAAGTTATCTGCTGATTTATTATTTCCTGAATGATAGCTGTACTTACAAACACGGTCTGCTTGATCTTGTGTGTTTGCAAATATTATACATTTATCATCTATATTATTAACCATAGACTTAACATATGCTTCTTTAGTAGTATATTCCATAAGTGCACGCATTCTCATAATATAAGCCCATTGCTGTTGCTTAGGAGTTTGTGCTTCTGCTACTCTACGAGTAACATAAGTATAGTCTTTAATTTCACTTGTGTACCAGTGTCCACCATTTTTGTTTTTCTTCTTAAGTGATGGTACACCTGATAATTGTAAATCATGTATAACTATTCTATAATCATTTAATATGTTTGAGTCAGTAGCATCATCAACTTTAAATGTATATTTTATAGGACAGTATTTTTGTACAAGCTTTCCCTTCTCTGATTGTTTATCTCTTGGCGGTGTGCCTGTCAAACCTAATATCTTACCTGTATAAGGGCCTAAAAACAATTCATGAGAGTGTTTTAATGAATGACACTCATCTAAATACACTATGTCATAATTATTAGGATCTTTCTTTTTAAGAGATATATAAGTTGTAAAAGTAATATGCTGAAGTAGGGACTCTAATCCCATTTTGCCTAGTTCATCAATCCAAGACTGAGTAACTGAATGCTTTGGTACTACTACCAAGACTTGTATAAATTGATTAAAGTTCATCTGCAGGTGCTGTATAGCAATTCTTGTTTTGCCTACACCCATAGATATACCTAAACCACATCTTTTATGTTGTGCTGCAATTGCAAGTGCGTCACTCTGTACTACATCTCTGGAAAGATTAGCTGAAGGATTGTATGCCATAATATTATTGTTATTGTTAAGATTATTGTCCAAACTAATGTTTTTATTAGTCTATCTTTTTGATATTGTTTCATTTCTCTTTGGTGTTAAAGGTTTTGTAGAAATCTTCAAATGTTCCGTCTCCGTCACATTCATACATACCATCTTGCCAAGCAGACTCCATCACCTCTTTCTCTTTCTC